CGATTGGGCCAACCGGGGTTTGAATCAATGGACTATTGAGCAAACAACGGTAACTTTGACTCAGGGCACGGGCAACTACACGCTTGGTGCTTCTACCATTGATGTGTTAGACGCGGTAGTTCGTAGAAATGGCACAGATATTTCTCTAGAAAGAATTAGTCGCAGTGAGTACATCAATATTCCTACCAAAACGACGCAAGCGCGCCCTTCGCAGTTTTTTGTAGACCGTCAAATTGACCCCACGCTCAAACTTTGGCCTGTTCCTGAAAACAGTACGGATACAGTCCTTATTGACAAGCTTGTGCGAATTGACGATGCCGACACGTTTATTAACACGATGGACATCCCATTTCGTTTTTATCCTTGTTTAGCGGCGGGGCTCGCGTACTACCTTGCTATCAAACGTGCCCCGGATCGTGTACAGCTTCTCAAAGCAGTTTACGAGGAAGAATTTGAGCGAGCGGCATCTGAGGACAGGGATCGCAGTTCGTTCAACATACAGCCGTCAATGGCTTATTTAAGGCTTAGTTGATGGCTAAATTTGCTACAGGAAAACATGCTTACGGCATTTCTGATCGTTCGGGGTTTCGTTACAAACTAAACGAAATGAAGCGCGAATGGACGGGCATGTTGGTGGGTCCGGATGAATTTGAGACTAAGCAACCTCAATTACAGCCGCGCAGGACGGGACCTGACCCGCAGGCTCTCCTTAACCCCAGACCACAGCCTAATAACCCAACCAGTGCTTTTGTAGTTAAAACTACAAACGGTATTCGTTACTTGGGCGACGGCAATTGGGCCACAGCCGGGGTGGCAGAGTTACCGTCAGAAATTGATGCCACCGACGCTTTAACCGGCGCAGTGGGTTCAGTCACGGTGACAGCCTCATGAGTTTTACTTACGCAGAGCTAAAACAAGCGATACAAGATTACGCAGAAAACGACGAAACCACGTTCGTTAACAATCTGCCCGTTTTTATTCGTAATGCGGAAGAGCGTATTTTTAAAATGGTGCAACTTACGGACTTCCGGAAGAATGCACTGGGCAACACCACTGCTAGCATTAAATATCTTGACTGCCCGACTGATTTTCTAGCGCCCTTATCGTTGTCTTTAGAAGTATCTGGCAACAAGGTTTTTATTGACTTTAAAGATGTCAATTTCTTGCAAACGTATACTCCTGACAGCACGGTTACTGGAGCGCCTAAATACTACGCGTTGTTTGACCGAGATAATTTTATATTAGCGCCTACGCCCGATGTCGCATATGTAGCAGAACTGCATTATTACTACCGCCCAGATAGTTTGACCAGTTTGGCCGACTCGGGCCAATCGTGGCTTAGTGAAAATGCGCCGTTGGCTATGTTATATGGCAGTCTTTTGGAAGCTTATACTTTTATGAAAGGTGAGCCAGATATGATCGCTTTGTACACGCAACAGCTTCAGATGGCACTGGCAGGCATGAAACAGTTTGGCGAAAACAAAGAAGTCACGGATCAGTATCGTACTGGAATGCTAATAAGGCCTAAACAATGAACTTTGAAGGAGTTACACTATCACCGGGCATAGTCGAAGTTCAGACTACTCAACATCGTGGTTTCACTCCGGAAGAGGTGGCCGACCGATGCTTAAACAAACTTCTTAGCGTTTC